CCTCGGGCTTCTCCTCGGGCTTCTCCTCGGGCTTCTCCTCGGGCTTCTCCTCGGCGGATGCCGAGTCGAGAATGGCATGGATTGCCTCCATGGCTTTGGAGTACTCACCGAGCTTGGCGTTCAGCTCGGTCTGTTTCTTGTTCAGCTCTTCGAGTTCGGCTTTCACGGACTCGATCTGCTTGCTCAGAACCTGAGCCTGGCGCTTCTTGATTTCCACGTCCTTGTCCGGCATCTCCTTGCCGTAACGTGCCATGAACTTCTCCAGCCGGTCGTTCAGATCTTCGGGGACCCGGGTGAAGTACGAAAGAGCATTCTTGTTGAATGCGATGTGGTACAAGCAAAGCTCCTCCGTGATGTTTCTCGGAGTGAGGATCTTGCTGAACTCTTTGTTGATTGGGTCGTGGAGCAGAGTACCTGCTCGGAGTTCGTAATCTGGGTGTGCTACGTTTTTCATCTGTTGTTCTGTTATTCGTCTTAGTGCTAAGTCGGCTTCGATCAGGCAGAAGCCGCATCGGGAAACTGACTTATTCAAAAAGTACCGAGAAAGTTCGTCTACTTCTCGATGGAGAGCGGGATTCTTTTCCAATTCCAATGTATGGGCCCGATAGGCTTCGCCTTTCAGGGACCCATACTTGGATTGGTAAGCTCTCAGTCTTTCGAGCATGTCAGTCATGAGTGCTACGATTTCGGGGCACCTACATAGGTGCTCAGAACGATGACATATCCTCCGTTGACGTACGTCTTCCGGATGTTTGTGTCGTCAATCTTGGCACCCCACTGGGTTTCCGTCTGGGTGGACCCAGAGTTGTTGCGGTAGTACAGTTTGGGCGGATTAGCTGCGTCTCCTGTAGTACCATTGGCGAAGATGTAGTTTGCCGGAAGTCCCGATCCCGGGAATGCAACAGCCGGATTCGGAGACGTAGGAGCTGCGGGCATGTTCACTTTAGTATACATCTTACAGCTGTCTCGAGTCAGGGTGATGGGAACCATATTTCCTACGGTCTCCTGAGTGTCATTCAAGAACTCCATCATGCCTTTTACCGTACACTCGGTGCTGCCTCCGGCAAGGAGTCCCTCGACCATGAGGTCGGTGGTCTTCTCGTCCGTGTTGAAGAGGCTCATCGGGAGCGAACCTTCCTGAGCGATGGTACCGTTGGCCAGAGTTACCTGGTAAGCGACGCCGTCGGTCATTTCGGTAGTGACAGTGATTTCGGTGAGCTCCAGACCCGAGTCCCAGCCATACACCTCGTACTTGGTGTCCCCGTTGTCTCCGGTGTCGTTGTTCTCGACGATAGCGATGACGCGGGCATTGGTCAGGCCGTTTACGAACTTCTTGGCTGCTTCCGACTTCTTGAAGATTCGGACGACCACGTTGTGCTGGTGGGTCTTGAGATACGTGCCAGCATTGATGGTGTCCGAGCCAACTGTTGCGTTGGGCAGCGAGTCGACTTCGTAACCAGTGGCACCTGCCTTGAGGATGAGCGAAGAGATAACGTTGTCAATTACAACAGACTTCGATTTGTCGACGTCCGAGTAGCTGATGAGGATCACCCTGGCGGTGGTGCCGGCAATTGCCGGCTTACCACACACCTGGTTGGTGAACCCTGTTTTGATTTTAGAACAATCAAGTCCTGCCATTTTCTCAGATTTTTGATGATTAGATACCTACCGAGAACAGATCCGGGTTGGTGAGCTTGGCATCCGCCCGACCCATGAGTTCTACGTAGACTGCGCGGTCTTTGTACTCGTACCAGATCCGCATCTTCTCGAAGCTGTCGATTGCATCAACACCTATGCCGAGCACGCTCTTCGAGGTGAAGAGAATTCGATGGGGGTTATTGAGCTTCGTGCCAGTGTCTTCCGACGTAGCGATGATCTTGTCCCAGATGGGCATTGCGATGACCGGGATGCCGTTGAAGCTGAGAGCCTCCATGCCATTCAGCAGAGCCAAGCGAGCCGATTCAAGGCAGCAAGCGTCCATAAGAGACTGCTGATAGGCATCGTAGACCGACTGGGTAACGAGGATGAATTTGTCAGACTGCTGACGGAGCAGAAGCGGGGCACTGAACACGACCGACTGGATGTACTCCTTGGCCTTGTCCGGAGTAAGCTTCTGAGCTGCGTAAGATGCCCCGGCATTTTCCGTAATTGTTGCTCCGCGCTGGGACGGATTGGCTGTAACCTGCGTGGTAATCTGTTTCCAGAAACCGTTGATGATGGTGAAGAATTTCAGGTCGAGACCGTCCGTAATGATACCACTATTGGTAACGTTCTTGGCGTCTTTGTCGTTGAACCAGAACAGGCGGTACCAGAAGTCCATAATGGAGCGCTCCAGAACCTCAATGACGATGTTCATGTAGTCCGTATCCGTGAAGTCCGGAATGTCGACGCCGGTGCGGAGAGAGTAGATAGTTGCCGACTGCTGAAGGTCAGTGTAACACTGGGACAGGAGGATCTCCCAGGTGCCGGGTTCCCATTTCAGCTTGCGGGTGTTGATGTTCCACGGCTGAGGAGTCGGGTTACACCCGGTGTTGACCACGCCGACCATGCCACCCTCACCGATGTAACCCACCTCGGTGTTAGTGACGATGTCGGGGAAAACTGTGTGAATGGAGTTGATGTCAGGACCCTGAATGGTGTCCTCCATAATCATCTCCGAGATTGCCTGAATGACCCGTCCACAAAAAGTGAACTTGTCCATGTCGAGGAATCCGCCGTTTTTAACTGCCATAGTTCTTAAAGTTTTTGAGTTTGACTACTTGAGGATCTTTTTGGCAGCGTTGACCTTCTGGAGCTTTTCGCGAGCTTCGTTTTTCAGGTCAGCTGCCGAGGGTTCGGGCTTCTTGCCTCCGGGCAGAACCGTCTTGCGATTCTTCGGGCGGTAGTTGCTACCACGGAGGTTGCGGAGTTCATTCTCCTGCTCCTCGATGAGGTTCGTTGCCTCGTCGAGCATCGCCTCCAGTGCTGCAACGCGGTCCTCGAGAGACTCGGTGTCCTCCATCTCGATGCTGGTGACGATGTTGTCCTCGACAGTAACCACCCGACCGTCTTCCAGAACGACAGTGCCCGACGTCTCGCCATTGGCGAGAGTTGCCTCTACACCTTCGGCCAGATTGTCCTCTTCACCTACGGTCTGGAGAACGACCTGACCCTCAGCATCCAGGTAGTCAAAATTGGCGGGAGCGCCTTTCTTGCCATTCCGGAATGCCTTGACCTTGCTCATGAACTTCTCATAAGCGCTTTTTTCGTTTTTTGCCATAGCATTAAAAATTTGGTTTGTGTTGTATGAATTGATTTTGGAAATGAATCCCAAGTCAAGAAGGGATTTGGCATCATGGATGCGCTCCTCATGCATGACATTGCGGAGCCGTTCCCGGTCCTGACCTGTTCTCTCGACATACACGTCAAGAATAGCCTCCTCCTCCAATGCCAACTCCTCGGCAATGCTACGAGCATCGTCGGAAGTGAGCCAATCCCCGACCGGCATGTATACCCGATGGATGAGTGCCCGGCAATTCCTGTTTGCCGACCGGTTCTCTGCCGGAGCTGCCAACAGGATGCACACTGCCATCGAGTGGCATCCCCCGACAATATTTGTATATATCGTCCTCCCGCTCATGCGAAGAAGATCGTAAATCTTGAAGCCCTCTTCAACAGAGCCCCCGTCACAGTCAATGTTGATGCACACCTCCTGTTCGTCGGGGTGTTCATCAAGTACCCGGCGGAAGGTCTCCACGGAGCAGATCTCTGAGGTCCCACCCCAAAGCTCCATCATGACCCGATTCTCTTCGGAGTCAATTGCGCCTTTTAAGTTGATGAATATCATGTGCCAAATTATTTCGATACAAATATAATTATTCCTAATAGATATTGAAATACTATTTGTGCTGGATTATTTAAAAATTAGCCCGGCCCTGAATTTGCACGTAGTTAGCATCTTCCCTCCGAATATCTTCGATTGTAGCAATAACTCTCACCTGACCAAATGCTTTCTGAATTGCTCTCTCCATGTCAAGTCGATTCATGGGATCTGATGTCTCAGCAAATGACCGGAGAGCATACCCCCCGTCGGATCCAACTTTCGTGAAAGGAACACCACCCCCGAGTTCGTTTATGGCTGACAGGAGAGGGAGGAACATGCGGCTCGACTTCTTGTTGATGATGGTCTCACCTCCTTCCGCCTCAATGTGCACTCCTCCAGCGGCATGACTGGGTCCCTCAATGTATTTACCTCTTGCGGCTTTCGGCAGAGGAGCTGCCCAAAGAGCTGCCATCTGGACTGCTCCCAAAGCTGCAGCTGCTGCAATGAACGGGATAGCTAAAGGGAATCCCATTTTAGCCGATGACATGATGGAGATGGCAGTATTAATGCCGATTTCGAAGGAGCCCATTGCTCTCTCCCGGATAGCTTGCTCCCGTTCGATTTTGGCAAGTTCTTTCTCCTTCTGCTTCTCCATCTTGATTTTCTTCTCGTTGTACTGGGCCTCCGTGATTTGACCATTAGCATACATGTTTGCCAATGCCTGCTCCTCCCGGCTGTATTGTTCTTCTACCTCCTGAACTCGTCGCTCCCCTAAAGCATTGGACAAGTCGTTGAAAGCAGTGGCGAAGCCGGATGCTATTTCGGCATACTCCTGGAGCTTCTCGATTCGCTCCTCCCATAAAGACTCCTCATTCTCAGCCATCTCGAGTTGGATCTGAGCAATGGCATCTTCGTTTCCTTGGGCTGCTGCCAACTCGGCCTCCAGGTACCTTTTCCGGATCTCATACTTGGACTTGTGGTTCAGCTCAGCTTGAGCGAGTTCCTTGTCGAGGTCCATTTGCTGGAGCCGAAGATTGTTGGCTCGGAGCTGGGCCTCCTGCTCATAGGTTTTCTCCCCGGCGGCTTTCCTGGCTTCGATTTGCTTCTGGAGCATCTCATTCTCGAGCTCCAGCTTCTTCCTTTCGTTGTCCGCTGCCTTCGAGAGGTCCTCGGCATACTGTTCGTTTAGAGTTTGGTTGAACCGGTCAAGTTGCTGTTTGGTAGCGTCCTCGCGGATCTTTTTGATTTCATCCTGGAGGTTCTGCTGAATCTGTTTCTCGAGTTCGGCTCTGTTGACCAGGAACTGCTCATAAGCGGCATACTCTTTCTGGTATTCCTCCTCGCTCATCCCCCTCACGAACTGAGGGGGCTGAATATTGGCCAGCTCCTTCATGGCGTCCTGGTACTTCTGAGTAACCTGGGCAATCTGCATGTCGACTGTGCCTCCGGAAGCTACGGCCAGAATGTTGGATCTCACTCCGGCAAGGTAGTCATTAAGCTGTTTGGCTTGATTCTCGTAGAACTGCTTGTCGGACCGAGCCATGGCATTCAGAGCCGTCTGATACTCCTTGTTGGTGATTTTTCCATGAGCTTTCTGGAGAGCAAGACGTTCCCGGGCTCCATCCTGGGCCGCCTTGTATAGCTTTCTCTCGTACTCCATTCTAATAGCGATGCTCGTGGACTGGAACGTGGTTTGGAATCGGAGATCGTCTTCCCGGATTTTCTGCATAGCCTCCGAGTTCTTCAAAGCAACTTCCAAAGCCTTGTCAGCAATGGACTGCTGAGCCTCTCGATTGGCTATTGCAGTCTCGAGAGCTAAGTTAGCAACTGCAGCTCCTTCATTCTCGATAGTCCGGAACAGTTCTTGGTATCGGCCTTTCAAGTCGTCGAGTTCTTTTTTGGCCTCCTTGTATTTGTCCAAGCTTCCTGACCACGTGTCGAGCTCTTCTTCCTTGGCTGCAATCACCTTTTTTAAGGAGTCGAATTCATCCATTGCGGCCATCTGTCTTTGACGAGCTGCACTCATCTCAATCTCGCGCAGTTTGTTGGCTGTTTTGAGCTGAGCTTCGGCAATCTGTTCCGAAGTGGCATGATTGGCTTTGAGGTTTTCGACTTCTCGTTTGCCCCGTATCTCCTCAGCTTTGGACAGACTATTCCGCTTGGTCTCGATCTGGTCCAATACGTATGTAGAGGCTTCGGCAGCTCGATTGTATGCCTCCATTGCCCGGGTTGCTCTCTCCTGAGCTTCCGTATTACTGTTAAATGCGCTCGTAAGAGCAACCACTCCAGCCACCAATCCGCCCACTGCCGCTGCCACTAACACAACAGGATTGGCAGCCAAAGCCGCGTTCCAAAGCCAGGTAGCAGCTGCTGCTGCTTTGGTGAGGATATTGCCAGCCCCCTGGACGGCGTTCTTGGCAGCTATCGCTTTCGTCTCGGCGAGAGTCTGGTTGATGCCAACCAGCTGAACCAAGTTGGATGCAGCACGATACGTGGCTTCGGTCTTGGAGAGAGCTGCTTGGAGGGAAGACAAAGAGGAGAGAGCCGTGATGATGGTTATCATCTTCGTCATGGTAGCATTGAGCTCCTCATTCTCGCTCCCCAGTACCTGAGTGGCCGTGGTCCATAAGCCATAGACGGAAGTGATAGCCGAAGTTGCATCCGTAACAGCGACCAGTGTGTCGATGCCTCGCCCAGTCTGGTCAATGGCTGTATTAACAGTGTCCTCTGCAGCCTTGAGCTCGCCAGCTCGCTTGACCATCTCCTTGAAGGATGCTGAACTTGTATCCCCGGCTTGAGCCATTCGAATGAGGGTGTCGGTCAATTCATTGAGCTCCTGTTTCAGGTTGTCTGTCGCCTTCTCATAGTTACCAACCGATCGGCGGTAGTCCCCCAGTGCCTCCTCCTGAGCTTTCAGTTCCTCGGTGGTCTCTGCAATACGCTTGCCGAGTTCGGCTTTACGAGCCGCGTCCTGCATTGAATTGCCCAACTCTGCAAACTCGGCATTGTCCAAAGCCAACTGAGTCCTCAGCTTGTTCAGACTGGCCTCCTGTTGGTTCTGGAGCTTAATGTTGTTCTGGATTTGCTTCTGGTACTTGTTCGCCTCGCTGTTGATTGCCTTGATCTGGTTGTCAAGCGCATAGTATTCTTGAGCATTCTCCTCAGTTACTTTGCCGAGAGCCTTCTGCTGATCTCTCAACTCCTGGGACCGGAGTTTCAATTCGGCTAACGTCTTGAGGGCATCCTCAGCTGTTACACGGACGTTGTAAATTGTATTTTTCTGTTCTTCGGCCATATCACATTCGTATTAGGTCTACTTTGGTTATCTTTCCAGCTTGGAAGTTGTTTATTTTCGAAACGTAGAACCAGAACCCATGCTCTTCCAGCCATATCGGGTTGAACAAGTCCAGATTTTGAATGTCGAGCGAGTCCAAAAGAATTTGGGTCTGTAGGATCTTTGGTCTTTTGAGTATATTGTTGATGAGCTTGTCGTAGTACTTCGGAACGTAGTAATTCAAATTTTTGAAATACGCCGTGTATAGTCGTACCCGGGTAAGGGTGTAGCCTACACTCACCTGGGGCCACATATAGTCAGACTTATTTATGTGGACGACCATCGGCTTACTGAGAGCATTGTACTCCCAAGTCGTCTCGGTCATTTCCCCGTTCTCCATCCGACCTCTATTGATGGTCCAGATAGGGTAGTTAGCAAGTGTATGAATCTTATTTGTAGTGTCCGCATCATAGAGGTCTTGGTTGAGCCCTGCCAAGAACCCAATTTGGAACAGGAGTTTAGTGGGCTGGAGGTTGACGTCCGGGATGCTGAACTTGTACGAGTCAGTAACATTGTTGTCCTTGTTATCCTCTAATTTTATCTCGTTGGACTGGGCATAGTTGGACAACTGGAACGTAAGTTTGGTGTCCTTTCCTTTCATCAGCTTGTCAGACCAATTTTTCCCGGACGAGCTTCGTCTGTTGTAGAACTCCTGAACCGAGTATGCTCTTGCTACTTTGGTGGCGGGATTCACATCTATAGTCAGACCGAACAACTGGAAGAAAGCTTTGACTATGTCTCCCAAGCTCTTAAATCCAGTCGAAGCCAGGAGGTCATAGGTTAGTCCGGGTTGGGGCTTATCCCCTGGTGAAGTTTCAGGCACAGGAGGAGCAGTAATGCTGACCGGAAATCTCATGTCAAACTGACTGGCAGGGCGACGGATTACGGCGAGAGTTCCAGCCACCAGTATGTGCTCCCCTGCCTCCATCGGGATGTCAACCGAAACGCTGCCAGAAGACCCCGATGCCCAGGACCTGTTCAACACTACAGCACTGGTTCCGTCGTTCTTGTAGTGGGTAACTTTGACTGCCACCTCACCATTTTGGATGACAGAAATATTGGACCATGAGAAACTAAACGTGATGGTCGTGTCCCATAGAGTCATCCAGCTGAATGTTCCGGATTCGGGGCCTATAATCAAACGTCCGGCGACCGGGTCACTGAGAGTTACCCCGGGGTAGCCTTCCCATATCACCTCGACCGTGGTGCCAACCGGGGGATCCTGGATCCAGCCAGTTCCGGATGCTTTCGGGGCCTTGGGGTTGTCTGCCAAAACGGGGTAAGTGCAAGGCAAAAACATTTCGGCTCGGTCGACGGGGTCTACGTCGGTCTTGAGACTGTAGCCTGCTCGATCGAAGATCCATGTCACCAAGTCATACCAGTTGAGGTGGGGGTAGAACTTGTCCAACTCCCTGACTTGCCTGATTGCCTCCATGGAGATCGGAGGGACGTTCGGATTCTTCTGGAGAGTTGCATATAGCCAAAAATACAGGACTTTAGATTCCTCGGGGTCGGAGAGGTATCGCTCGGCCTGTCCCATTGTGTCCGTGTACCACTTGAGGAGGAACATGCCAGTTCCGGGATCCTTCGCGTCAGTGTTGTTGAGGGTGTCGAACAAGTCAGCAGTTGCCCCGAGGATCTGGACCCCGATCGATGTATCTGATACGTCTACGATGTTCAGCACTGCTCCTGCAGGGGATATGAGTGCCCCCTCATAGAATAGTTGGCAAGGAAACTTCATGTATGGCACATACGAACCCGAGCCAATTACAAAACTGAATTGAAATGCTTGCTCATTGTGGGTCGTCCTGGGCAGACTGATCCGCTGGGAGTACGAGGCATTCCTGTCTTTCAGTTCCGCCAGATTGTTGATCTGGTAATTCATCGCAGGAGCATCCAGCGGGAGGTCCAGTGACCAGACCTCGCCGTCAATGCCTTTCATGAGTAGTTCGTAGTTCATATTACCACTGAGTTTGTTCGTCAATAAGCTGGAACTCGTAGCTAACAGTGTTCCGTGGGGCCTTAGTGTCCCAAGTTAAGTCCGTGTCATTTACTAGGACTCGTTGCCATGCTCCAACTTGATAGTTGTAAACCCGGACCAAAGGCGAGAGAGCAATTCCTTTGAGCAAGTTGAAGTCATTCTCATCAAGCTGTTCTGCTCCAGCTTGGACTATGTTCTTAAACTCTGGAGCTAACTCCCCCCTCGTCTGTGAGGCATAGGGGTCTCTGGAATTCGCTAATACGTATTGGTCTCCCCGGTCAACCTCCTGCGTATACTTCTTGTGTTGCTCAAACATGTAAGTGTCCCATCCGCCTTTCTGGTTTATCCAGCGAATGTAGAATGGGTTGCAAGGTACCTCCGTGTCGACGAATATGATGTTCCATGCTTGAAGAGGGGATGCTCCCCCAGAAGGTCTGAGTTTTACGTAGTCGGCTCCATTGCTAACCTCATCATCAAATTCGTACACAAGTGGGATGTTGAGTCGGCTGGAAATATCAAATTGAGTTTCGGCAGAAGCTCCCGTAATTTTAACACGAACGTCAATCGGAGTGGCAGGAGTTAATCCCGAAGCTCCTTTCGGAAATAGTGTGACGAAATACGGGTACCCGTAGTATTTCTTCACGTACAGGTTTCTGTCGCTATCGGGAGTTCTGTCAGTCAATACCAGTCCTATATTTGACTCGGAGAAGTTGACGTTGTGTCCTCGGGGTCGTACTCCTCGGGAGGCATACCTGACATTGAAATCCTGTTCGCCAATGCCTCTGTAGGCGTATGCTGATATAAGGTTGTAGTCAATGCCAAAATCTATACGTGATTTAACATACGGGTATGTTACGGGACGATCCCGGAATCCTGCTTTAGCCAAGAAACTGAGGTCGTATTTCTTCGTCGTCCCAAATCCAGAATCCCTGTAGATGTCGATTCTTTCAGACAATGTGTTCGCTGCCATCACTGAACTGGGATGATAGCTAATAAAGTTTTTGCCGTATGCCAATACCATCTTGTTCAATTGCAATTCTACTCCAGCCGTTTGTCCCGGGATACCAGCATATATGACCAATGCAGTGTAAGGAAGCACTACGTTTGTAGTGGGAGGCACTTGTATTCTCCATCCAATGTTTGAGCCAACTGCCAATTCCGCATATCCCGCTCGATGGTCAAAAGATTCTTGCCCGTCTGTTTGGAATAGAGCAACAGCGAATTTAGATGCCCCATTCGATGAAGCTGAGTCAATATGAAGAGCATACCATTCCCCCGGTACCATTTTTCTGGGGACTACATACCCTTTGAACCAGACCTGATGAGTGCCATTACTGTTGTCCAATATTTCTATCGGATTAGCGTCAATGATGTTCAACGAGATCATATTGCTCTCGTCGAAGTTTTGGGTCTTGACCTCGAGTCCAAGTGTGGAGTCGTCAGTCTCAACTGGTATTTGCGAATATGCTGAGTATAAAGAATCCTCAGCCGGTTGATTGGTAATTGCCATATCGCGTTATATTATATATCCGTGGTCCATATTGTTGTCAGGAGTGAATGCCTCTTCAATGAGGACCTCCATTGTCTTGTCCAAATGCTGAGCCAGGTACTCCTCGAAGTTGTCCGCAGGAGTGTCAACCAAGTCAACGTAAATGTGATTGCGGTAAAGCTCTGAGCCCTCTCGTTTTATCTTCCATGCAGTGGCATTTCCGAATCGGACCAGATCCTTTGGGTCCGAGAATGTGATGCCTTTGAGCTTTGCCCACTCCATGATGATCTGTCCCAAATTGGCAGGAATCTTGCCAGGACCTCGACCCCGGATGAGAGTGTAGAAGTAGTTCGGAGCTTCGATTGTTCCCCAAACTGTTTCACCTTCTCGTCCCGTCTGCACTGTTATCTGAGCATAGGTTCTGCCCGAAGCTTCCTGCCCGGCGTCCTGTGATGCCCGGATGATCTCGTCCCTCATCTGGGTGAGACCCTCAGCCAATATCTGTTCCAGCTCTACCGCCATTTGTTTCTGGGTTTGCGAGCATTAGCTTTCTGTTGAGCCTTACGCTCCAATTCCTTGTTCAGCCGCTCCCGGAAGAGGTGGCTCTGCAAGTTGGTGAAAAGGAGATTGTACACCTTTCCGTATTTCCATTCCAGGATCTCGTCCGGGTCCTTCGAGTAGTCCTTGGCCAGTGCAGTGATGGTAGCCATCTCGCCAACCAATAGAGAAAACTGAGCAATTCCGGCTGCCTTCTCCTCGGCACTGGGCTCATACTTGAGCTCAGCCTGTTCTCGTTCAATCCAGTACTTAATGCCCAGAAGAACCTCATACCAGTACTCGACAATTTCGGAGGTGTTCCTCAGACTCCATTTGACGCCGAGACATTGCATGCCTTCCTTCATCTTGTCAATGTCGGTCATCTCCTTGTCAGTGATGATCCGGCCAAGCTCTATGCGTTGGCCGAACGTCATCTGACCGCCTTTTATGTCGATTCGCTGTATCATCCTCTTTTGATGTAGCAATGTTTGAAACTCCACTCCGTGTCAGGATGGTCGTTCATCCGGATCTGGTCTACGAGGTAGTCCCCTACGATATATCCCGGCACGTCGGGAAAACGGAATGTGGAGCATCGCCATCCTGTTTTGTCGCTCCAGATGACGTGGTCATCCATCACGCCATGACCGTTGTCGGAATGGGTGAGACATGTCAGAGACCGGTCATCGTCGCTAAACCAAGATCCTGCGATGAGCCATGCAGTGATGTCTGTTACTCCCTCCGTTGGGTACCCGGGGTCTCCGGCTTTCCATGTCGGCATGGGCAAGTCCCGACGGTCAAAGAATAGAGTGCATCCTCTCAAGTCGTATCGTCTTTTGATGACGTCAAGCAGTGGACGATAGTACCGATCCTTGTAGGCGTCCAAGCACCAGTCCTGTTTTAAGGTGAACTCCAGTCCCACGCTGACCTCGTTGGCGTCGAATCGAGGAGACGGGTACAATACTCGGACAGTGTTCATGATGTCAGGGTATCGCAGTACCAGAGGAGAGGACTTGAGCAAGTAGAGGAAAGGTCGAACCATCTGCTCCTCAATCTGGTTCTTCAACTCCAGTCGTCCGATGGTGGGCGAGTTCTTGCTGAACTTCGTGTCGCCTTTGTAGGCATCGTTGGCCATAGGCTCGAATTTGCAGAAATAAACTTGCATGATGATACGCTGGGTGGGGTAGCCCCGATATGGCGTATCGTAGTAACCAGTGGTGGGCTCCTCAACATAGACGAAGTCGGACGAGGTCCGATTGCCGTCCGAGTCTGTCACGAATCTTTCCATCGTGTCCACTTTGACGTTCAGCATTCGAGCCTGGTCACACTCAAAGACGGCCATAGGGTTGACCATCTTGACCATGTCGCGGATAATAGTTATGATGTCCAGTATCATCGTTTTGCGGGGATTATTATTTTAGCGGACTTCATGCCAGTCGCCTTCGGCTTGATCTCGAATATCATTCGCATGATGAGCATGTCCAGGAAGTCCGGTGACCTGCCGAGGAGCTGTTTCATGGTGTCCTTGGAGATGAGCTCTCGCTTCTGCTCAGCGGAGTTCGTGTTCTTGGACTTGAGCACCGTCATCTCCTGCTTGATTTTCTCCTGAACTTCGGGAGAGCAGATGATGTGGATCTGGCGCTTGTTGATGAGCTCCGCCAGCTTGAATGCGCACTCCGACTTGATGTTGTTGTACGTCTTAGAGTCAATGGCTGATTGCCCTCCGTGGAACTCCCGGATGCCTTTAAGGTAGCTCTCCAAGTAGAACCCAAGTCCGTCAGCGTCAGAGACGATGCTGGACCGGGGGACTTTCAGACCGGTGGCCAATTTGGAGATCTTCTCCTCCATCTCCTTGCCTTCCGAGAAGCCTTTAGCGATGGGGATCCGACAGACCATGCCGTCCCAGGTTCCAACCACCCAACTGTCTCGACCTTTCCCGGCAAGGTCAGTGCTGATGAACCTGTTGCCCGTCGGGAGCACGAACTCATTGCTGAACATGTCGCACACTGCGTCATAGTCTACCAGCCAATTCGGGTCATCGTCATACTCCCAGTTGCCAAAGACCAATCGCTCGATCTGCGACTGGGTTAGGTTCTGGAGAAGCCCCTCAATGTACGTGCTAGGGAGAGTCTTGTTGTCCTGGGGCAGAGCTTTGACGAACCGACGCCAAGGAGGCAGCTTGTTCTCCTTCCATGGCTTGTAGTAGTCCGTGTAGAGGAAATTATTGGACGGGTTGCAGGTGATGAGGAGTTTGGGAGCCAGCTTGTAGACATCATTCTTCCAGCGACCGATGGAAGCCTGGAGGTTGGTCTTCGCCTCGCGGATAAACTCGCCACCCTCTTCGATCCATCCCCGAGTCATCTGCATGGAACCGAACCTCTCGTACATGGGGTCACTGGGGTTATACTTGGCATCGATGAGGTAGATGCGGCTTTTGTTGTACAACTCGAAGAAGTTGTATTGGCCATTAAAGTGGTAGTAGTTCTCCGTGATGCCCCAGTGGGTAAATACCTCGTAGATGGAGGGTATGGTGTACCGGACCAGGTCAGCGGCCGTCTTACGCGCAATAAAATAAAAGGTCTCTGGGTAGGTGAGGGCATCGCCGGCTATCAAGGAACACCCGAGGTAGGATTTGCCAGCACCTTTCGTGCCAGCATACAGAATGTCAGTGACCGAGTCATCAAGCCATAACCGAGCCACTTCCTTCTGCTTCTCGTTGCCTTTGGTGTCAAATTGAAGCCGGCGTCCCATTTTATTTTACCTCCATTCCTGTTATCTGTTCGAGAGTAATGCCTCCCGTCAGGTTGACATTGGTCTTGCGTCCTTGAAGTACCTGGATAAGGCTGGCAGCGTACTTACCAACCAGTGCTCCCTCAATCTGCTGGGAATTGATGGCGTCCTCGATGGTGCCACCAATTGCAGCTGCTACCGGGTCTCCCGTGAGCTCCTCGTACTCAACAGGATTGATGCCAGCGAACAGCCTAAATGATTCGATGGTCATCGGGCGGGAAATGTAGACGCTACAGTCTTCGCCATTCTTATTCTTGTGAGCCTGGGAGAAATAGTTATCCTGCATGAATTTGCAATACTCGATGAATGCAAAATAAAGCTCCTCCGCATCGGTGGGCTTTACAAATTCCCCGGCGTCTCGCCTTTTCTGTCCCTCCTCCATATAGGCGAGCGGACTCATTTTATATGTGCTTCGTGCCATGCCTCAAATATAATCAAACCTTATACATATTAAAAATTTATTTCTGCACAACAATCCCCGGAGCGTTTGGCCCCGGGGATCTTTAATTTATTCGCTTACGCGAATGAGGGTCACGCCGAACCACAGAAACTTGACCGAAATGCCGTTCGGCCAAATCATACCTTCGTGGACCGTGGCGATGGAGGGGGTCCAATTACAGTACTTGGTATTGACTTCCGAGTACAAAGCCCAGTTTTTCCCGAGCTGCTTAAAGTGTTTTGCTTTCATGCTTGTTGAGTTTTAATTTCGTATGCGCGAGTGCCGTCCAGTATTTGTGGGTCGAGAGAAGGCCAATTTGGCACCAGTTCTACTGACTCTACCAGTTCTACTGACTCTACCAGTTCTACTGACTCTACTCGCCTACGACTTCTTTTTGAATTTTTGGATCCGTCTCTCCGCTCTCTCCATCTGCTTGATGGATCGGCTCAATTTCCGTTTGGGACTGATCCACCATTGGCGGATCCCGCCGAAAATCGCGAACAGGCCGATGATGGCCAACAGGTAAATTGCAATCATTTTCTACGACTCCTTTCTAATTTGTTTTGTAGTTTGCGGACCTCAACCCAGTCCTCGTGCCGCATCCATTCCGGACGGGGTAACAGAGTCAGCTGACCCCGTGCTATTTGCATGGTGGTCTCTTTCAATTTGCGGGCGTAGTCCAGGACCTCCCGCTCCTCTTTTGAGTAGATTCCCAGCCATCGCCGGAACACTCCAAGTTTCCCAGTTGGGGGTAGCCCCAATTTCTCAGTTTTTTCCATAATAAACAATATTTGACCAGTAGTAAACAATAAAATTTCTTATTGTTTCTCACCTAAGTGATTGATATTCAATTGATTAGGTCCCCAATTCTCCTCCCGAGAAACAATGTAAACAATGTTTCTGTGCACTCTATTTTGTGATTTTTCATTTCCTAAATTGGTCATAATTTTCCTCATATTTCCTATTCAGGTTTTCCTCCTAAATTATTGTTTACATTGTTTACAAGGGCCTAAATCATTGATATTCAATCGATTATCGAGAAACAATGATTGTTTATTATTGTTTCTCATTGTTTACTGCTGTTTTAATTTAAGTGATTGATTATCAATGATTTGGGATTCTTTCCACCGGAATGATAAACAATAAACAATAGGGGTCCCCCGGATTTTAGGGGAGGGGCTGTCGAGATTTTTGCCAATAAACAATGAAACAATGGTTTCACCAACTTTTTGGGCCGGGAGTCCCCCGGATTTGTAAACAATGAAACAATGGTTTGACCAACTTTTGGGGCAGGGGCCATAGAAAAATTGTAAACAAAGAAACAATAAAATCCTCAACTTTTGGGCCCGGGGGTCCTATTCCCCCGTGGACCCGAAGCCCCCCACTCCTCTTTCAGTCGATTGCGGGAAAAGCTCGTCCTCCGACTCGAGAACTTCCACCCCGGCATAGACAATCGGCATAACCAAACCTTGAACCAGCTTCATCCCCGGCTTGAGGATGACTGGCTCCTTGCCGACGTTTATGACGTGCAGATGGATCTCTCCTTGATAGTCTTCGTCAACCACGCAGGCTCCGACCTGGAGCTGGTGCTTGGTGGCAATACCGCTCTTGTTGAACATGATTAGGACACACCACCGGGGAATTTGAGCTTTAATCCCGGACGGAATGTTGATGCTTTCGCCCGGCCAGATCTGTTTGGCTTCGAAGTCTTCCGGGATGTAGAAGTCCAGCCCGGCGGACAGACTCGTTCCTCGGGTCGGGGTCTTGACGTTTCTTACTTTTACGATTTTCATTTTTTAAAGTATTTTTCGAGCCGAGCTCGATGTGTTGTACCTGATGAGAGAGATGCTCCTTCTATAAAATTGTAGCGTGTATGGAGAGGCAACTCCTGGAATGCCTTCCTGAATGGTTGGCCCTCCGATTCGAATATCTTGCCCGCAGGATTGCCTGGGGTAACGTCTTTCATTTTTCGGGACTTGATCCACCACAAAGCCTCTTCCCGATTTATGGAACGTATGGAAGGTCTAACAGACCCCTTACGGAGCGTCATTTTGAACCACTGAGCCTCCGTATTGGAGTCATCTTCTTTAAACCATACCCTGTAATACCCGATAGCTATTGCCATAAGTTGTAGAATGTTTCGTGACACTTCTTGCGGTACGCCATCGGGTCCTGCCGGATACTTTGGCACTTGAGAGGCTCTTTGGGTCGGTCGAGAATCTCCCGAGGCAGGACGTCGCTGAAAGCATCTTTGAGAATGCGCTTGTGAGTTCTGTCCTCCCGGGGCAAACGGAGAGCGAATCTGACAACGTCATGCCCCAGGAATGGTGACCGGAGTTCAACTGTGCTCCGCATGGAGGCTCGGTCAAGCCGAGGCATGTGGTAGAACGGAAGCTCTTGGAACACGTCTGAGAGCTGGGAGTCATAGTCATCAACTCGGCGATAGCCTCCGAAGAGTTCGTCAGCTCCATCCCCGGTCAGGATGACCTTCTCCTTGACCTTCTCCATGAGCCGGAACTGGGGGATCATGGAGCCCAAGTCGATGGGGGTCTCGTTGTAGCGGAGACACCTCTCCAGGCAATCATCATCGGGGATAGGGCCAAGAGAGGTGATAGAAACCCCTAAAAATTCGGACAATAGCATGCCAAATTTTGATTCATTATTCTCCACCATATAGAGATTAACCCCCAGGCCCATTCGATGAAGAATAGAGGCAATTATGGATGAATCCAGTCCTCCTGAAACCAAAGCCCCGACCGGGATCTTAGAGTACATTGCCCGGCGTTTTACGGACCTCTCCACCAAACCTCGGAGGACTTCGGCGAACTCGGATTTGGCTAAATGGCTCCGCTCCCCGATCCCCCATCTGTAGTAGTCCCTCCGGACAATGGTGGGCTTCACCTTCATGTCGTCGAAGGAGTAGACCGTGTTCGGCATAATGCGCTTAACATTGTTCCATGGAGTTCTGTCATCCCAGTTGTAGCCCCATTTGAACACTTCCGACTGATAGTACCGGTCGAAGTCTCGGAAGTCCGACACTAACGGGGTTATCTCCGAGCAGATTTCCCCGAATTGGTTGTAGTAGAGTTGCTTCTTTCCGAGAGGGTCGGTGAAAGCAATAATTTGACCCTTCCTGTACCAGCATATTGCCCACATGCCATCCCAGTGGTTAGCTTCGAGAAGGATGTCCTCCAAGCAGTTGATCCCCGGAACCTGAGCTCCGAACAAGTCGCGAAGATACTCGACGTCGCTGGAATACCTCGTAGGATAGTTGTAGATCTCCCCCACGTAAAGAAGCCACCCATTGTTTCCGGCTAACTCTATAGGCTGAGCCATCCGGTCACCTGGCTCAGTCTGAATGGGCAAACGAACATGACCGAGGAACCATCCTCCTTCGGCAATCTGGGTGAACTCAATGCCCCGATGCTGTATCTCATCAATGACGTTAGCTCTTCTTGTTATACTTATTCCGCACATATCACTTTAGTTTGTTTCTGAGAGCGTCCATGAGACATACGATCCCTATTCCAATTACTACTGCTATTGCCAGCCCGATGATGATGGGCTCCTCACTTCCTCCTGCCATGTCTTTTCTTCGAATTTTCGAGGATCTGTTGTGCCTTTCTCTCAATCCAGTTGGTGTAGCACTGGCTCCCCATGTGTAGCCCAGTCAGGAGCTTCGAGCATCCCGGACAGAACATGCAATCGTCATATTGCTGATGAGCTTTAGCTCTTGCTTCGTCTATAGTCATAGCTTAATATATTACCCATTTGGAGAGGTCTTCGTTGTATGCATGGAGGGACCCAGCGAAGTAATGCAGAGAACCCTTCTTGAGAGAGGGATAGGTAGCTGCGAGGATGTTGAACACGTAGTCCATCATGGCCTCCGTCAACCAGATGTCAATTGCGAAGTGCTTAAAGAAGTCATTGCTCCGTATGTAGTATATCACGTGGAGCCGGTTGTTCCGGATGAGGAACTGGTAGCTGACGGAGCAAGGTACTCGGGTCAAAGCCCCGGCTGTTGCCCGGGTGTCCTCCGGCTCGAAGATCATGACCATTGCTCGTCTGGAGTGCGGGTCGTCCCGGAGAGTCATGATGACATTGTCCAACTGGTGTATTTCGGGTCCCTTGTGAAAAATGTGCAGACGCTCCGAGTAGGTGTAGTCGAAGCGACCCTCCTGCCGAGTCTTGCTCACCAACTTCTGCCACAAGTCCCGGCGGATCTCCCAGCTTTTACCGGGGTTGACTCCGTTTCGGTCAAGCCGGTCGGAGAGCTCTGCTCGGCAATACTTCTCGATGAGCTCGGCCTCGTCTTTGAACATAAAGTCGAGCATCTCGCGTTTGCCGAGATACGGCTTTGAGATGACGAAGCTCACTCCGATGAGTTCCTTGGTGAGCCGGTCGTCCCCGCTGAGCTCCTGGTTTTGGTAATGGTTGACCGGGACCGTGATGCCGGAAACCTTGAGCTCCCGATCCATCTCCCGGATCATTTCGAAACAGTCTTTGAATATTCTACCCATGTCAATATTTGGATTTAATGCGAAACAGATTTACTTGATACTTCAACGACCAGAGCTCTTTGACTCGAGTCTCGGAGAGACCCAAATTTCCGAACATTATGACGAAGTCATTCCATATCGATTTGAGCCGGTCCTCGAAAACCACGAGGTCTACCATGTACTGAGACTGACGCCACTCCCGATTCTTGAGACAGTTTGCTGTCATTCCGATGGCTCCGATCAAGGCGAGCATGTCCGCCTCCCAGAAGTCGTCTTCTAGAAATTTGACCCATTTGGGAAGCGTCCAATCGAAAGTAGGAGTCATGCCATAAAGATGATAAAGCTCCAACATGAAATTGAATGCGTCAATCAGCTCTTCCTCAAAGTGCTCGCCATCGGGGTCCTCTTCAGCAGCCTCCTTTGCCTCAGCGAGCTCCTCAACGATCTGCCAACAGAGTTTCTTGAAAAGCTCCTGATCCTCCAAAGTGTTGATGTCAAAGTTCGCGATGCGTTCTTTGAAATAGGGTCTGTACATGAGCTGGAGCTCCCCCTGTAGAGCATAAATCTCCTTCCAGCTTTTAGTGAATGGTTTAAAGTCTTGTGTATTCATGGCTTGATGTTTGAGAATGGATTGTACTGTTCCGGATCTTCTTTGTGAGAGTAATATACAGCTATTCTGCGTCCCTCTTCTGTGAGAACATGTTTGATCTCATGCACCTCGATGGGACTGATCCGGATGAAGTCCACAGCCTCCGAAATGGTTGAGAAGTACGTAGGTACTACTCCCGGAGCTTTTAACGGCTTGGGTTCCTCGAGTTCGTTGTTGATGGCCCCGATTGTGGCTACCATGTCAAGGAGATTGTCCTCCTTGTGTGCATTGGATTCACGTGCCATTTTCACTGCCACTTGGACCCAAGACACGTCAAGAGCGGTCAGAGGCTTACCGGTAATGACCGAGGCGATCTCTGCGGCCTTCTGGTTGCATTCCATGAATGGTCCGTATTGTCTCTCCTTCTCCTCCGACCGCTCATTGATGATTTGGTCAGCGTGTTTAAGTATGTTACTCATGATTTTTAGTATATAGGTTAGACCCCGGGGAGGGACTCGAACCCTCCTGTACCACTCCGGGGTGCCAAGTGGAGTGACGGCTCCACTTGGCGAGGAGTTCTGACTTACTCCTCAGCCGGTGCGTTCTCCGGCTCGTTCTGTTCTGCTTCGGGAGCTGCTTCGGGAGCTGCCTCGTCAGCCTTCTTCCGGCCGCGCTTCGGCTTCTCCTCGGGAACCGGTGCCA